TTACTTCGTTGGCTCCACGATCTCGCCGACGCGACGATAGACGGTCTCGGTGATGCGCTTGTCGGTGTGTCCAAGCAGCCTGGATGCCCGGCCCAGGTCAGCAATTTCAGAGGCTGCCTTCGGGCGGATGTCTCGGAACTGAAACTGACGAATCGCGGTGGCCAGCGTCTCGTCGAGGTCCTCAAGCGCCGCGCCGGCGGCGGCCGACCGTGCCTCGTCAAAGCGAATGCGCAGCATGGAGGATGTCATCCGGCGCCCATCGGGCGTAGTGATCAGGTACGGGCCGGCTACGCCGCGCTGGCGCCGCTGCTCGCACAGCCGCGCAACGAGTTCTCCAAGCGCCGTCGGGCTGCCCTCGACATCGAGCATGATGCGCAACTTCTTCGACGTCTTGCCCTGGGCGATCTGCAGGTGCCCATCCTGAATGTCCGCCTCCCGAATGATCAGTACGTCGCTCGGCCGCTGGGCGGTGAGATAAGCGAGGTCCATGGCGTCGCGGAGTTCCGGTGGCGCAGCGCCGTATACCGCGTTCCAGACCTCGGCCCTGGCGTAGAAGTCGCGCGGCGTCTCGCGGTTCTTGCGAACCCCCTTCACCGGGTTTTCAGTCGTGACGATCCCCCACTCCCTGGCGATGTTGAAGATGTGGGAGAAGAGGGAGAGCTCCCTGTTCGCCCGAACCTTCGCGGACCGCTTGTCCCGGTACTGTGCCAGCACTTGGGGGGTGAGCGCCTCGACCGGCGCTTCTGAAAACGCCTTTCGCAGTTGCGTCAGCGAGAGGAGGTTGTCTTTCTGGGTGCGTGGCGCTTTCCCAGGGATGATCTCTTTTTCGTACCGGTCGAACACGTCACCCCATTTGCGCAGGGTCTTCGGAGCCGGACTGGCATCCAGCCGCGCCCACTCCAGCTTTGCCAGGTCCAGGTCGGTGCCGAGCGGGATTTCCTTCCTCTTTCCGTCCTCGCCGCGGCCGTCGTAGTAGTATCCAACCCACAATTTCCCTCCTTTCAGCTTCCTGGTCCGGCGAATCATCCGGGGTGGGAGATCCCTGTTCTTCGGCTGCTTCGGCCGCATTTCAACTCACCTTCGACAGATCCAGCGTCCACGGTTCCTGTACAGCGACCGTTCCGTTCGGTTTCACTCCGGCCAGCCGCAGGCGGGCATAGATCCGCCCGACGACGGGTCGCTGCGCAGCATTCAATTCGTACTTCCAGCCATGAGATGCCAGCCACTCGACCTGTTTTTTCGATGACTTGGCGCCGATCATGGCCTCCAACTCCTCCTTCGAGAGGAACTCAGATGGGGTTTCCATGGGCAATGCCTCTCCGCCCAGGCGGATCGCCTGGGGCCGAAATTGAGTGTTAGGATTCTCGCCCCGGCCGGGACTGGCCTCAGGAAGAGGCCGTGGTGGCTCCCGGCTGGGGACTTTGCGATATGCCTGCCCGGTCGAGACGTTCGATCTCGGCCAGCGCCAGGGCGCAGGCCTTGACCAGATCGCGGCGTGGGGTGGTCGGCTTCCACGAGTCTTTGTCCCAAGGCCAGAACAGTGCAGAGCCATTCTGACGACCGTCCGGCCAGTCCGTGCCGATGCCGCCGGCATGGAGCGCGTAGCAGCCGGCTGCCTGGGCCATCTGTCCATCGGCGTGCTCGTCGTCGTGCTCCGGCGTCCAGCCCTCGGCCTCGACTTGCCGGAGGCGCTCGGCCTGCACGTCGAGCCAGGCCTGGGGCGTCTGCCCGGTCGGGGCGGCGCGGGTCTGCCAGGCTTCCATGCTCCGCGCAGTAGCGCCGCAGTCGTTGCACTCTGGACCGCGCGTGCCATCGCCGCGAAGCCAGCCCGTGGGATCTACCTCGCCACCGCAGAAGGGGCAGGGTGCTGGCTCAACATCTCTGCCTGCCTGCTCTACCGATGCAGGCGCGTCACGAAGCGGTGTGCCGACCAGGCCCTTGGCGGCCAGGTAGTTGGTGGCGCGCGCCACCAGGTTGCTTTCCGGGGCATGCCGCTTCAGTGAACTGGCCAGCATGCGAACCAGCATTGCCAGTTCCAGGGTGCGTTGTCCCTCGGCGCGGCCGATGTCGTAGAACGGACGAAGCCAGTGATCCTCCGCAGGCGGCTGGCTGGCCTGGGCGCCGAAGGCCAGCGCGCCGGTGATGGCGTCTGCGATGACCTGACGCTGGTCGATCACCGACTGGGCAGGCATGTCATTGCCGTGCGCATTGCAAATCGCCGCCATGTTGCGTAGAGACTCCAGCAACTCTTCCTTGTCAGGGTTTATTCCGGTGTCATGGCCGATGGCTTCCCATGCTTCCAGTACCGTGATCACCTCCGACCGGAAACCGGAGTACCAGAGTTTCACGGCATCTTCCTTGGCGAGCGGGTAGCTGAGGCCTGCGGCGATCAACTGGTCTTCGGACGGCGGCGCCTGGTCCTTGATAAGGGCCAGCAGGCTCTCGGCGGAAGAGTGAACCTCGTCGAGATCCGTCGACCAGCGGTGCGGGCTGGTGTCGTGGATGTTGTCCAGGGCTTCGACGATGCCGCGCAGGCGGGTGGCGCATTGCTGAATCAGTTGGTGTTGGGTAGGGGACATTGTGGTGTCTCCGGTTGCTCCGGCGCCGTAGTCCAGCGGCTGACCGATAGGTATAGGGGCATCCTTGCGCCGTAGTGGCGCAATGGCATGGAGTGGGGTAGGCTCGATTTTTTGCTCAGGGATGAATCGATGAAGCAGGCGCAGCGACAACTAGTGGTAAAGACGCTTAAGGTGATTGGCCTGATCGGAATTGCAGTCTTCCTTGCAGTTTCTGTCCTTGCGCTCTTTCAGGTCGTGACTACCGAATACACCCTAAAGAGCTTCATCAGGGAACTGTTCAGCGAGGAAGTCTTGATTCTGGTGTTCTGGTTACCGCTCGTTGCAGGGGGCTGCTGTCTGTGGCTATCCGCATTTGTCAGCGCGGGCGCAGATCACTAGAGGTATCCAGATACGCCCCGTGACATGGCGTTACCCTCGGCGCCCAAGGCTGGAGCGCTTGATTTCCAGGCACGTACAGAGGGTGGCGCGGGTGGCCATCCTTCGTCGTGCCAAGACACCAGAGGCGCCCGCCGGCGGCGGTCAAGATGCTGGTTACGGCTTCTACTCGCTCGGGCTTCGCATTGGCGCCCCAGGCGCACACGATGTCGGTGTACTCTCGGGCGATCGCGCGCAGGCGCCAGTCGTTGTCTGGGCCTACTGGGTCGCTGTGCTGCCAGAGGTCGGACGGGTTCGTCGCGCGCAAGGCGTACAGATTGACGACGGCGATCCCGTTACAGCCCCAGGCCGAGGCGAAGTTGCGGCAGCGCCGGATCGTTGGATCGTCGAGCGCGGCATCAGCGGTGCTCGGATTGAGCATCAGGAAAACCGCTGTGCCTTTGTCGGCCAGGCAGTCGCCAGGGCGAGTCAGAAGGTAACGGTACTGGCCGCATTCGCTGATGATGGCGCTCATGGCGTCACCCGCTTGAACTCGACCACCCAGACCCAGGGGTTGGATTCCCAGTTGCCGCCGGTGGAGCGCCAGAGGTGAACGAACGAGTCAACTGCGCTTGGCGCCGGGCATTCACACCCACAGGGCTCATGGTTTCCGCAGTTCGAGCATCCCCCGTCGGTGATACCTTCGGCTCGCGCCTGGACCTCGCTGATGTCCTGCAGGCGCTCGACGCGCACCGCGGTGATCTCCAGTAGGATGCGGCAGGCCCAACGGGGCATGTGGATGCTGGGCCGACCTTTTCCAGCCCAGTCCGGCAGCGGTTGGTCATCTGGGTAAATCGGCTCCTCGCGTCCTGCAGGCCCGACGCTCTGCCAGCCGCCGGCGGTGTAGAGGACGGTGATGCCTCGACCTTCGGCGAGCAGCGGCGCAAGGATGTCCGCTGGCGCGGTCTTATCGTGAGGCTTGCCAACGTGCCAGGTCTCCCGCACCCACAACCGGTCGCCGGGCTCGCCGTAGGGGCAGATGATGCGTGCGTGCAGGCCGGCATCAAGCGCCTTGAATGGCGTATTGGGATCGACCATTGAGCCGAGGAAGTCGGGCTGCGGCTTCATCACTCGCCGCGTGACCGTCTTCCTACCTTCCAGGATGGCGCGGACCATCGGTCCAGTGAACAGGATCGGACGTTCTTTCATGGCTGCACCTGCTTCTGCGAACGGTTCCAGGGATGCCGGCGCCCGGGCTTGGGCTGCTGGCGCGGGGAGAGAAGTGCGTCGCGCAGGCTCATGCCGGCGGCGACGCGGCGGCGGACGGTCGTTGCGTGGACCGGGCTCTGGAAGTGCTCCACCAGCTCGGCGATGGTCCCGGTCACGCCGTCGACGGTGAAGCGTCGGCTCTCGCTCCAGCGTTCGTGCGCGCGCTCCAGCGCTGCGGCCTGCGCCGGCGTGAACCTGCCGCGCGACGCTTCGTAGGCCAGGCGGTTGCCGAGCGTCGTGCCGTTCTTGGCCCACTCGATGGGCCCCATGGCTCCGATGATCAGGTCGAACTTCCAGCGGCCCAGGCCAAGGGCCTGCATCGTTGCGCGGCGGGAAAGCCCGCGCGCGGCCGCGTTGCGAATGAACTGTTCGGTGTTCACGGGTTTACCTCCTGTTGCGCGACGCTCAGCGCCACCGCAACCGGGCGCACCCAGATCGGCGTATTGCTGAGCATGAAGGTTTCGCCGGCCTCGGCCAGCAGCAGCGTTGTACCCATCACGCCGGCGATGGCCTCGGCCGCGGCCGGCGGTACGGCGTTGCCGATGCGCTCGCGCCAGTCGCTGTCGCTCAGGCCGTCGAGGATCAACTGTTCTTCCGGGTCCACCAGGCTCTGCAGCGCGGCCAGCTCCAGGGTGGTGAAGGGCCGGTGCCAGGTGCCATCCAGCGACTGGATGATGCAGGTCAGCCGGTCGTTCGCCTTCGGCATGCGCGGATCGGCCACGCTCCATCGACCGTTGTCGTGCCGCGCACTGGCCGACACCGCGCCGGCGGATTGGTCGAACCCAACCACGCCGTAGTGGCCGCCAGTGAGATACGGGTCTCCCTTCGTCCGGCTGAGCACGCGCGGGTCTTCGACGCACTGGCCTGTGCCATGGGCACTGGTGACCGCTTGTGCGTGGCGGTCCCAAGGCACGATGCGGAACTCGTTAGAGTGTTTGGCAGGGCCACGGTGGCGCGGGTCCGCGACAGCAAATGCACCCTGGCCGGTAGTACTGGCCGCAATCACGGTGCCGGCTGGGCCGTCCCAGTCGGTGACCGGGTACTTGCCGAAACTCTGGCCGCGGGGATCGGCGACGGAGTACGTGCCTTGGCCGGGCGACTTGACGCCGATGATGGCGCCCGAGGTGTCGGTCCAGCGGCGCACGCCGTACTGCTGGTATTGCAGGGCGTTTGCCGGCGCGCGCGGGTCCGCGACAGAGAATGCGCCGTTCGTGGGGCTGCTGCGACCGGCGATGATGCCCGTGCTGTCGTTCCAACCGTGCACGCCCATGTAGCCAGCCCGGTATTTCGGGACGATGATCAGATCGCGCAGGTAGCCGTCCTCGACGGCGAGGTCGTTCAGGCTGCGCCAGTCGCTGCCGGCTCGCACCAGTGCCAGGCGAACCCAGGTCTTCCACTGCAGGGACGGCACACGGTGCATCGGGCCGGCGGCATCGATATCACCGGGAAGCGGCATGCGGCCGAGGATGTCGCCGACGGCGCGGAGCGATTTCTTCTCTGGCTCGTACAGGAAGGGGGGCACTTTCTCGACGTGCCGCGCGACAAGCAGGAAGCGCTTGCGCGACTGGGCCAGGCCGCCCAGTTCGCCGCAGTCGTGAGTTGTTTCCGCCACGGCGTAGCCGAAGCCGCCGAGCAGGCTGTTGATCTGGTCCAGCAGGTGCCGGCCGCGGCTGGCTAGGCGCGGGACGTTCTCGAAGACGATCAGCGGCACCGGGTCATCAGCCCATGCCTCGCCCATGAGCCAGATGCAGCGCAGCGTCAACTCGTTCAGCGCCTGGTACTTCGGGGTCAGGCTCATCTTCTCCGACAGCAGGCCGCTGGCGCCTTTGCAGGGCGAGCTGATGAACACGGCATCCGGTCGGCGCCCGCCGGCGGCGCGTCGGATGTCCTCCGGGGTTGCCTCCCTCCAACCGGCGGGCGGCTCCGTTCCATGGAAGCGGATGTATTGGTCGCGGGTGAACAGGTCCAGCAGGGTGCCCGGGACGCCGGCCAGGCGCTCGAAGTCGCGCAATCCGGCCGGGTCCACGTCGATCCCGCCGAGGCAGACCCATTCGGCCTCGACGTTGCCGACCCGCGGGCGCGCCCGGTTGAAACCGGCGGCACCGCCGCCCAGGCCGCAGCAGAAGTGGAAGTGGTAGAGAGTGCGCTTGATCATGCGGCGGGTTCCTTATGGATGATGTCAGCATCGGCCTCGAGCAGGGCGAACAGGTCGGGCATGGCCATCTCTTCCTCGGCAGACTTGCAATAGCCCGCACCGTCCAGGAAGTAGCGGGAGTTCAGTTCGTGGGCACGGGCCCTGCGCTTGAGCTTCAGCGCGCAGTACGGGACGGTCATGATCCCGCCGAAGGGATCGAAGACCAGGTCTCCTTCCATGGAGTACTGCACGATGGCCCGGTCGACGATGTCGAACTGCAGCGGGCACAGGTGCATTTCCTGCCCCTTGCTGTACTGCTGGGCGTTGAGCGTCCGCATGCGGGCGACGTCGGTCCATACGTCCGGGTGCCAGGACTGCGGCGGCAGCAGCATGAAGCCGGTGGGCAGCTTCCCGGTGACCTCCAGCGATTCGCCGATGCGGACGTGGTGCTCGAAGTCGTAGACGGTGGACAGGCTGTAGTCGCGGTACAGCTTGAACATCACGTCGTGCGGGATGCCTTCGAAGTCCTCTTCGGTCAGCGGACGGTTGCCGCTGCTTCGGGTGAACCCGTGGGCGTCCAACTGCCAGCGTGCCCGGCTGTAGCCGTTGCCGCGGGTGACGGTGAGCTTCTTGTCCATGGCGAAGGGGACGATCTGGCCGTCTTCGTCGATGCACAGGGGCTTGGCCTTGACCACCGGAATGTCGCCGTAGGCGTTGGAGTTGTCGGTGGGGGGCTTACGGAAGATCAGCAGGTACTCGGGCATGCCGACACCCATCTTGGTGCCGTCCTTGCACTGTTCCGTCCACGAGAGGCGGTAGGTCTGGGCGTTCTCGCGAACCACGTCGGTGACGATGGTCTTCATGCCCATGTAGGCCCAGCCGTGCTTGACGAAGGCGCGGGTCACTTCCATGTGGAACGGATAGACGGTCTGGAAGCCGAGGCCGGTCATGCCGCCAGGAACGATACGATCCTTCACGTGGATGCAAGCCAGGCGCCCGGGAATGGTCACGCGCAGCATTTCCGGGATCAGATAGTCCATCTGCTGGAAGAAATGCGCGTTATCGTCGGTGTGCCCGAAGTCGGCGTAGTTCGGCGAGTACTCGTACTGGGTACTGAAGGGGATACTGGTGATGGTCAAGCCGACGCTGTTGTTTTCCATGCGGCGGGTTTCGAGCACAGTGTCATTGTTGACGATGGTGTAGTCCTTGCCCTTGATCTCGATGCGTTCCACACCCATGGAGCGGGTGAGTGTCTGCGCCATGGCGGCGATGGACAGGCCGTATTGCTTGATGATCTCGGTCATGCGCTGAACCATGGTGTTGTGCTGCTGCCACTTCCGTTCCAACTGGCGGCGGATGTCGCGCTCGGCCTCGGTGTAGATCAGGTCGATGCGCACGCGGCCGGTCTGCAGGAAGCGGTGCAGGCGGTGAATGGACTGGATGAAGTCGTTGAACTTGAAGCCGATGCCCAGGTAGATGGCCCAAGAGCAGTGGCGCTGGAAGTTGCAGCCGCTGCCGGCAATCACCGGTTTGGCGGCCAGCTCCTGGAACTCGCCGTCGCTGAACTGGACGATCGCGCGCTCGCGCTCTTCCAGATCCTGGGAGCCGTAGACGCTTACGGCAGTGGGGACGGCGGCCTCGATCGCGTGGCGTTCCGACTCGAGGTCATGCCAGATGATCCGGTGAGCATCTGGGGCCTCGGCGCGGATCTCCATCAGTTTGGCGATCCGGGCGGGCAGGCTCTCGCGTTTCTCGGCGGCGGCGTCCTGCACGCCAATAGCGGTATTACGAAGCAGGCGTCCCTGGCCATTGCGCTCGTGGCCGGCGTGCGAGTGGTCAGACGGTACTTCGTGCCAGCGGATGTCCAGTTCCGGTAGGGCGTAGCCTTCGTCACTGAACCCGAGGTCGCTGGGGCGCTGAACGAAGATCGCCCAGGACGCCACCCACATCCAGAACTCGCCCTCCTTGTGGGCATGGATGGTGAGTTGGTCGGCCTTCTCCGAGTTGCGTTTGAAGAACCTGGTCTTGGCCTGGCCGACATCCATCACGCCGAGGAACGCCGAGTACGCCAGCAGCTCGATGTATTCGTTCGGGCTCGGCGTGGCCGTGGCCACGTACCGGTACCGGACGCCATCGCCGCGGATGCCGGCGGCGCGATCGTCACCCGCGAACAGGGCCATGAACTCGCGGAACGTCTTGCTGCCGCCGAAGCCGCGCAGGCAACTGGCTTCGTCCAAACTGGCCACACTGAACCGTCGAGGGTCGAGCTTGCCATCGCGGACGGTCTCGTAATTGGTCAGGTAGATTGTGTTGGGGTCGTCTACCTCGTCGAAACTTCGGATGAACCGGACGGTGATGCCGAGCATCGCGGCGTCTCGGTAGAACTCCTGGCGCACACCCAGCGGGATGGTGATGAGCGCGTAGCCTCCGGCCAGGTCGCGGGTGACGCGCGCCACTTCAAGCTGCATTACCGACTTGCCCAGGCCGAAGGCCGCGAAACAGGCCGCGCGGCCTTGGCGCACCAGCCAGGTGGCGATGGCTCGCTGGTGCGGTTTGAGCAGGGGATGGAAGGCCGATGGCTTCACCTCGAAGCCTTTCGGCTCGGCGAGGCGGACCTTGGCTCGCAAGAAGTCTTCATAGGCGGTCATGCTGTTTCCTTGGGGAACGGCACGCACCGGACGCCGCCCTGCCTGACAGGGCGGCCCACGAGGCATGGTTGAATCGCCCACAGGGCGGCGTCCGGTGCGTGCTGGAAGAGAAAGCGCCCCGGGTGGGGCGCTGTATCGAGGGTCAGGCCGCAGCCTGTTGCTGCTGGTCGACGAGTTGCCCGGCGTCGATCCAGACCGCCTGTAACCAGGCCGGCGTCTTCGCCATCGGTTCCTTGAGCGTGCCGGCGACGATCAGCGTGTCGATCTCGCCGCCGGCGGCCAGGCTCTGGAACAGCTTCATCGCCTGCTGAGTGCGAGCAGGGATATCCAGCACGTCGAGGCGATCCAGCAGCGCCAGGCGCAGGCCGGAGATCGTCGCGATGGCCAGGGCGATGGTCGCGTCGCACCGCCAGCGTTCGGACTCGGACAGCAGGCCGTACAGCCGACCGCCGAACGTGACGTCGATGTCGGCGCTGATCTGCACGGGCGACCAGCCGGCGGTGCCGGATAGGCGCTGCAGCAGCTCGTTCACCGGTCCGATCGCGTCGGCCAGGATTTCCGCCGGGATGCCGGTGGGGGATAGGGCATCGGCCAGGGCGCTCCAGGCGCAGACCTCGGCGTGGAAGCCGGCGGCCTGCTTGATGACGTCCTGGCGCTGCGCGGCGGCGTTGAACGCTTCCATCAGCGACTGCACCTTGGCCTGCTGCCGGTCACGCGCCTGGCGCAGTTCGTTGATCGCCTGTTCGCCGTTGGCGATCGCCTCGGCGCTGGGCGCCTGGGCGGTTTCGGCTTCCAGCGCGGCGGCCTGCGCGGCGGCGTCCTCGCTCTCCTTCAGGTCCCGCTGGCTGTTGGCGACGGCCCGCTGAGCGCTGGCAAGATACCCGCGGTACTCCTCCAGACGTTTCGCCGCCTCGGGATCGGCAACCTTCGCCGGCGGCTGGTGCGCGACCAACTGGCCGGCCTGCAGGTCCACGGCGCCCTGGCAATGAGGGCAGGTCAGCGGCTGGTGGGCGGGCTCGCCGCTGGCGGCGGCCTCGGCTGCCATCACCTTCTCCGACCATTCGTCCTGATTGGCCTCGTCGGTGGCCAGCTTGTTGCGCCGGCGGTCGGCCAGCGCTGCGGTTTCGCGCAGAGCGGTGATGCGGCTGGCCCGCGCCTGGGCGTCGGCGTGGGCGCGCTTGCTGGAGCCCAGGGTCTGCTGGGCCTCGTCCAGGTCCTGGGCGGTGGCTCGCAGTTCCGCGCGCGCCGATTCCAGTTCCTCCTCGCTGACGATGGCCGTCGGCGCCTCCGGCTCCCACCCGTTCGCCTTGTCGCTGCCGTAGTTCTCGCCGGTGATTGCCTTCCAGGCGCCGCGCGCCTCGCTGGCGTAGTCCTTTGCCTGGCCGACCATGGCGGAGAACCCGGAACGGAGCAGGGGCTTCACCTTCTCGAACAGCGCCAGGTCGATGCCCTTGGCCTTCAGGCGCTTGCCGACCTCGGCCGGGCTGGCGCTGGCGCCGGTCAGGTCGAACAGCACCCGGCGGCGATCTTTGGCGTCCAGGGCGGCGAAGCGGCTGGCGTCGAGCACGAACGGCAGAAACGGCGAGTCGGCGAGCTGGGAGCCTTTGCCGCTGGGCAGCGCGACCCCGCAGGCCTGCACCTCGCCGGCCTCGTCCAGCCACTCGACGCGGGCCTCGCCCTTCTTGGCGCCCTCGGTGATCAGTTGGCCGATATGCTGCTTCTGCGCAACGCGGCCGGGCTTACCTGTGAAGGCGTGGCTGATGGCGTCGAGCAGCGAACTCTTGCCGGCGCCGTTGTGGCCGGCCACCAGAAGCACTGGCGCAGAAACATCAAGGGCCGCATGACGCAGCCCTTGGAAGTTGGTGATTTCGAGTTTCGTGATGCGCATGGCTCACTCCAGGTCGAGGGCGATATCCCCCGGCTTCTTGACGACGCGGTAAGTGTTCAACTCGCGGGATTCCTCGTTCTCCTGCTCGAGCACGATGACGCCCTGGTCCAGCAGTTGGAGAATGACGCGCTCGGCTTCCTCGGTGGTGAGAGCGAAGCGCGATTGCAGCCAGGCCGCGTCGAACACGTCCTTCTTGGTGGCGACGCCGATGGCGATCTCGCCCAGGGTGTGGCCGGCGAAGCGCTCGACGGTGAGTTGCGGCAGTTCTTGGAACTCGGCATCGACGACGTCGCTGTCGTCTGCTGGTTGCATACCGCCCCAGGCGCCGGGGTCTTCCATGTCATGGTCGCCGCCGTTCAGGTCCAGCGGGTTCTGGTCCGGATCCGCCTTCACGTCCTTCATGCCGTCGAGGAACTCAGCGGCGCCGCCGATGATCAGCAGGCAGTCCTCGTTCACCGCGTCCAGAAGGTCGTGCTTGTTCGGGCTGGAGTGATTCACCACGATGACGGCCTTCATCTTGTCCTTGGCCGCGATGGATTCGAGCTTGCCGTAGACGGTCTCGCGCTCGGCGCCGGCGATGGTGTGCACCGCGATGGTGGCGGCGTTGCGTACCTGCTGCTCCAGGCGCTCGATCACATCGGTCTGCTTGGCTTCGGACAGCTTCTGCCACACGTCCGGCAGGATGCGGATTTCCTGGATCAGGCCCTGCAGCAGGCTCTTGCCGAGCGTGTCGGCGGTCATGTGGAGGAAGGCGGCGTTGTTCTGGCTCATGGGCGGGTTCCTACTGGTTGGCGATGCGTTCGAGGGTGGTGTGCTGGGACTCACTGAGGAACATCCGCGGGCCGTAGCGCTGGAAGTTGGCGCGCAGGTCGGCGGTGAACTCTTCTTCCCAGGTGGTGGCGGCATTCAGCTCCGCCGCGCCGAGGAGGCTGTTGAACTCCTCGACACGGTCGAACTGCTCTTCGATGGTTCGGCTGGGCATGGCCGGTTACTCGAGATTGAGCTCGTCGGTGCCGGTGTCGCCGGTGTCCGACTGCTGGCCCGGGGCGGGTTCGGTGATTTCGCCCGTCTCGGTGTTCACGCCGTCCGGGACCTGGTCGTCAACAACGCTGTATTCGCCGGTGAGGATGGACGCGTTGTCCTGGTCCAATCCGGCGTCGGCGCGTTCGTCCAAGGTGACTGCGGTCTGCAACTCGATGCTGACCGGCAGGTACTTGAACAGCCGGCGGATGACGGTCTTCTTGGCCATCTCTTCGTAGTGGGTGACCCAAGGCCCGTTTCCGGATGCCTTGCTGGTGGCGCGTACTTTGTCGACGTCGGCCTTGCTCATGACCTCGAATTGCACGCCGCCGTCCTTCAGCTTGGCCACCGCGTAGACGTGGGTCATGACGCCGCGTTCACCTTCTCCCGGAACGTGCTGGACGTCCTCGTCGAGGCCGTAGCGATAGCTGAACTGGTCGTTCTGGTGCACGGTGCGCGCGGTGAGCGAAACGATCTGGCCGGAGCGCCGGGCAAGGTCAATCATCCCGCGGTAGCCGATGATCAACTGGACGTTCGACAGGCCATCTTTCGCCTTGCCGTTGCCGAACGGCAGCAGGTAGGCATGGCCGAGAGCGTTACCCGGTTCCAGGCCGAGCTGCGCGCATTGCATCACGGCGCCGAGGAAACTCTCCTGATTGCATTTCGCCAGGGCCGGTACTTTGCGGATCTCGGTCAGCGCGATGCGCGCGAGTCGATCGGCGGTCATGTGCTTCGGAAGCGCCAGGGCCATCTGGGCTTTGATTTTCGGATCAGTCATCAGGTGGGCCAGCGTTTTCGGCTGGCCATTGTTGGCGACATTGCCGGTCGCGGCGGCTTTCAGGGCGGTTGCGGACATGCTGGGCTCCGGTTACTTGAGGCGGAAAACGCGGGATTCGCTGGTCTTCTTGAACTGCTCGAACAGCGCGGGGTGGGCTTCCTTGAAGGCGGATTGGTCGAAGCGGTTGGTGGTCTGGGACTTCCACGTCAGTACCGACTTGCCGTTGACCGTGAGTTGGGCGTGGTCCTGCATGAAGAGCTTGATGCGCTCCTCTGCGGACTCGATCTCGTACTCCAGGCCCTTGGCCTTGGCTTTCAGTTCGCGCAGGCGGTTGAACACCTCCACGACCTTGCCATCGGCCTCGATGCTGGTTCCGGCGTCACGCTCGAACAGCCGGAGGATGTCGCTGACAGCGGTTGCTTCGGGCGGATCCAGGCGCTGGATGCGTCCCCAGAACTCGACCTCCTTCTCGCGAATCGCCGCGATGGTTTCGTCGTCCCGCTCGACGCGGTACACGCGGAAGTCGTCGCCGCCGATCAGCACGCCGAAGATGCAGACCTGGCGGCCGGTGACCATCAGGCCGTGCATGGCCTGGGCGGTGTAGTGGACTGGAATGGCATCGGTCTGAACCTCACCCCAGTCCTTTGCCTTGAATGGGCTGACCGTCTTGATCTCGATGTTTTCGCCGCTGGCGGCCTCGGCGTCGATCTCGGCGGCCATGAAGTCGTGCTGCTGGTCGCGGTAGCGGTTTCCGCGACCGATGATCTTCAGGCCGGTCTCTTCGGCCAGCAGGTCGATGACGTAGGGCTCCATCCGCTGGCCACGGGTGAAAATCTTCTGCTTCGCCGGGTCGACGGGACCGGTGCGCGGCTGGATCTTATCCAGGTACACGTCCAACGGAGTGCGCCAGGGGCTGATGCCGAGGATGCCGGCGACATCGCTGCCGCCGAGGTACTTGGTGCGGTCGAGCGCGCCGACCGATGCGAGAGCTGCAGTCATGGGGCTGGTCTCATTTCAGGGTGAGTGTGGTTGTTGCGTGAAGGCGGGGGTTGCGCCGGAAGCGCAGAACGCAGAGGTCGCCGCAGATGTTGGCGAAGAGCGGGTTGTGGTAGCCGTGGCGGTTGGCCAACTCGACGGCCTGGCGGATGCTCTTTCCGGCAAACTCTTCGATATCGTCGAGTTGGTCGTCGATGATCGAGCGAACGGGGCGGGTGGTCATAGGTCGATGCTCCTCAGTTCTTGCTGTCTCGCATCCGCCGCGGCGTCGAGCCGGCGGCGCATGTCGTCGTATTGCCGGGTGCCGATGGCGTCCAGCGTGTAGGCCATCTCGATCTGGCCGCGCCATACCAACTGGTCGTGGCGCGGGATCACCGACCGACGCATTGCGACGATCGCTTCTTCGATCACGCCTTCGGCGCGCTCATTCGCCCATGCCATCTTTGTCCTCCTGCTCTTCGTCCTCGGGCTCCGGTTCCGGCTGGTCCCAGAGCGGGTCTCTGGCGAAGTCCCAGGCGTGCTGGGCGTTGCTGAAAGCCGCGCGGTTGCGGCGCTCGCGATAGGTGGTGTGCATGTGCTCCTCCGCGGTTACCAGAGGTGAAGGAGCGAACGCCGGGCGCTTCCCCGGATGCGTCAGGTCTGGCTGCGCTAGCCCCTCGACTCGTTCGCTGTTCGGTGGCGGCTCACTCGTCGAATTCGACGAACTCGCCCTCGGCGCTCAACTGGTACCAGGTGTCCGGCTTTACGCCGTTCTCCCCGACCTTGCTGGCGCGGATATGGATGAGGTGCCCCTCGTCGTCGCGATGACAGAGAACGATGGCGCTACCGGCAGACGCGCGAGCGCGGCCTTCGATACCCAGGGATGCGGCGACGGATTCCTTGCCGCTGACCTCGGCTGCCGAGCGGTTGCCGGTGTTGCTGGCTGCCGAGCGGTTGCCGGTGTTGCTGGCTGCCGACTGGTAGCCGGTGTTGCTGGCTGCCGAGCGGTCGCCGGTGTTGCTGGC